AACCAGTGATTGCAGTATTACTTACAGTACCATTGGCACCAATCATTGTGCCACCAGAACTATTCAAAATACCACTTGAATTAATTGTAGCTACAAGTGTCTGTCCAACATTCAATGTTAGAAATGAATTTTCGGTTTGAATCTTATCAGTTATAATCGTGCCAGCCATTATTATGCCTTGTTTTTGTAAAAGCCTAGAATTAAGCCTTGGTTAAGTTCGTTATCAACATTACCTGGTTTAATTCTAAAATTTCTCTGTCCGTTATTCATCCAAACCAAACCTTTGTTATGTTCAGATTTAATTCTTTTTTCTTCATCAGTCAAAACACGACCGACATTATATTTATTACCTTTGTGGCGAATAGAGTTTTGTAATTTCCACTCATCAGTATGTTTATAACCAGATGGTCCTTTGTTACCTCTACTGCGGATGGAATTTTCTAATTTCCATTCTTCAGTATGGGTTTGTAGACCTTTTTTGCCTTTATTCCAAGGAGTTCTACCAATAAATTTTTTAATGGTTTCTTCGGAATGTTTTCTACCCAAAGCAGATTCAGACATTTTTCTTTTTGATTCTTCCGACCTTTTTTGTCCTAAACCTGCTGGCACCCTATTTCTTAATTTTTGCCTAGTTTCTTCAGTAATCTGAAATCCTTTTTTTGAAGGAGGTTCACGACCACCAGTAACAATATTCAAACAAAACTCATCTTGCAAGAGCTCTTTTGTTACATATTTGGATTCAAGTTCAAAAATATAGTCTGTATTGCCAATTACTAAAATTTTATATTCAAAATTTTCAGTACCATATTTTTTAATTTGATTCTGTATTCTTTTACCACTACCCCAATACAACCTACCATTTCTTGTTTCTTGTGTTAGTCCTCTATGTTTACCAACATAATACTCTCCAGTATTTCTATTAGTAATCTTGTATAGATGAGAAACTTCAGACATTAAAATATTGTCCAGGTGCTATTATTGGAAACTTGCACCACAACGTTGTTGGCCAAAGTTAATGGCCCGGCCGAGGATGCATTATATCCGGTGGTGATGCTGCAATTCTCTGTTAGAATATTAGCGTTAATTCTAACGATACCAAAAGTGTCAGCGGCCAAATAAGGATTTGTTAAAACACGTTCCCCCATATACGTTAACTCAATGTTACCTGTGCCTGAAGGAGGTGCTTCTGTGAAAACGATTTGACCATTAATCAAAGCGTATGAATCTGTTTTTTGCTTTACACCAGAGATACAAACGATAACAGAGGATTCTGATCCAGTACCATAAGCTAAGGTGTAAGCGGTCGTGCTACCATCGCCAGAAAAGTATTCTGAACGAAACGATCCGCCAGAAATTTGGTTCCCAATATATGAAATTTTAGTTCACCTTTATTAAATGTATTGACATAGTGTTTTATTTATCTCTTATTCGTCAGCAGGTTCTGGAGTATTGCCAGCAGCAACCCACTCTAAGTATTCTTGATAGTCTGTGTTGGCTGGGTCTGCAATAAATGATTTAGTACCGCCATCAGGTAAATCGCAAAAAACATAAGTGTGTTCTTGATTGTCAGAACATTGAATTTGTTTTGTGTAATATGTCATTTTTATAGTTCCGCAGAAAAAGCAAGATAAGCACCAGCATTATTATTGCCACGATAACCATAGGTTCTGTATTGACTAAACACACTTGACCCATGAGCGTATTTAACAGACGCATAATTTGGACTATTGCTTACTGAATCAATAGTAAATGTGCCGCCTGTATATGTAGTTACACCATCCAATACTTGAATATTTGCGGTTTCTAAAGAAGATGGGCTAATTCTCATTGTTACAGGAAACTGAATTGGCAAATAAACATCTGTGCCGTTTACGGCTGGAGCATAAACAGAAAAAGCACCAAAAGTTGTTGTAGCCGTATTTCTAAAATAATACCGTTGACACAATTGCAATTCAGTACCGTATTGGCGATATTCAAAAGGAGTTGGAGTTGAACCGGCTTCTAATTGGACGCCAGTGACATACCAAGTAGCACCGTTTGTACCAACTACGGATGTTGCACCTGTCGCAGACACATAATTTGCGGCTGCCCATGCACCTGCAGGACCACTTAATCCTGAATGAGTGCCTAGCCCAAATAACAAAATGATGCCAGTTGATGTTGTTTTTTCCCAAGTTCCTGTGGTATCACCTGGAATAGTAATTGTTTTATATTCCCAAGTGTCAGCGGAAGAAATTGTATATGTAAATGGATATGAACGATTGGCTGCTGTATTTCTAACAGACCCACCAAATGTTCCGATTAATGAACTGCGAGTCCAGAAAGACAATGTTATTGCTTTAGCACTAGCAGTTCCCCATGCGAGGTCTGCTACATTATATCCTTCAATTAATTGATAAACATCAAATTGGTCGCTTGTCACAAGAGAATAAGAAGATAATGATGTTACTTTTAATGAATTTGCAAAACCAGCAACTGTATTTGCTGATGAATCTTGTTGAATAGAAAATTTAGCAGCTTGAGCACCATAAGTTTTCCATCTATCAGCAGAATATACTCCACTTGTAGTATTATTAAAAGCTGTGCCAACATTCCGTTGGTCAATTACCATGGCACCATTAATAACACGATTTCTCATACCAGCAAATACACTGCTAGTGCCTTGAGCTCTCATGTAGCTCTCAACAGAACCAGTTTGAAATACTGTGTTACTTAATGTGTTGGCTGCAATTCGGTCGCCTGCAATATTAGCAGAAACTAACTTAGATGAACTGATTGTACCGTCAAGAATATCGGAGGCAACTACTGTGCCGTCTGCGATACTCTTAGAATTGATAGTGGAAATTGGCATATTCTTTTATTTATGTGTTATTCTGGAGTATCAGCAGGTTCTGGAGTGTTACCTTCGGAGAGCCATTTTAAATAGGCTTGGTAGTCTGTGTTGGCTGGGTCGAATGGGATAGCGCACATTCTAGTCAAATCAATAACGCTTGAATATTCAGTTTCATCCCAACCTAAAGGTGATAATTTATACATTTTATAACTCCGCAGAAGCTGTAAATCCGCCAACTATTGGATAAGTAGATGATGTAGATGCCCAACTTCCACTAGATTTTTCTACACCATAAAAACCTTGAATATTTATATTGCTAGCAGTTGCTGCAATGCCATTTGCTTGACCAGCTTGTGTTACTGTGCCTGAAGTTCCACTATTATCAAACATAGTAACTGTTGGGGCTGTTCTCATAGATACAGCAAATTTTGCATACCCGTATGCTTCAGTTCCATTGCTATAAGCAAAACCAGTATATCCACCACGAGCATTAGTCGGATTAGCTAAAGTTCCACTAGTGTAATAATACCGCTGGCATAAAGCCAATTCAGTCCCAAAAGGTCTGTAATTAAAACTAGTAGCGGTGGAACCAACTTCAAACTGGACACCGGTAATATAAAAGGTAGCTCCTAAAGTTCCTACTACCGATGTAGCCCCTGTTGCTGAGTTGTAATTGCCAGCTGCCCAAGCACCAGCTGTTGCACTATATGTTGAACCAACACCAAGAGCAAACTCAATAACCATTCCAAGAGCGTTTGTTGTTGGCCATGAACCGCTTGTATCACCAGGAATTGTAATGAATTTTTGCTCCCATGTATTAGCGGCAACAATTGTGTATGTAAATGGATAAGAACGATTGAATGAAGGATTTTGAATAGCACCACCAAAAGTGCCTGTTAAACTAGAACGAACCCAAAATGACAGCGTAACAGTTTTGGCTGAAGCGGTACCCCAAGCTAAATCAGCAATATTTTGTCCTTCAATTCTTTGCTCAACCATAAAATAACTTGATGAACTTATTGACACAGCAGTTGCGGTATTTGCACCTAGATACTTGCTAAATCCTACTGGTGGAGTAACAGCACCAGAATTTTGTTGAAATGTAAATTTACTGGCATCAGATGCCTCGTAATAAAATCTGTCTAATAAAGCACTATCAGCACTAGGAGTAATGGCTGCACCATTATTTCTTTGGTCAATCGTCATCGCACCATTGATAATCCTATTCCGCATACCAAAGTCTAAATTGGCACCACGAAGATAACCCTCAACCGATCCTGTTTGGAATGCTGAGTTAGCAACTGTGTTCGCTGTGATACCAGCACCAGAGATTGCCACATTGGATGCAGATGTAACTACACCAGCACCATCGAATGTAAATGATGGAATAGATGTTGTATTACCAACTGTCTTATTGGTGACATTATTGGCAACTGCAATAATATTGGGGGTTACACGAGTTAA